GGTCGGGGGAGATTTTTTATGGACCGGCGACTCCCCGTGGTCCGTCCCAGAGGGTTATTTGGTTTCGGCTGTCTCGCCTTTGCTTTGGTCGATAGGCTGCCTCCTTTTTTAGGGAATGGTTAAGTTGTCATTAAACATAGATGCACGCAACATGCCTAAGTAGCCGACATAACACAATAAATAGCATGTTAATAACGTAGTCCAATTAGATGGTTACTCTTTCTTATTACAGGGCTACAAAGTGCAACTGCCGAAAAATACAGTTATTTTGACATTTACAACTGTCACACGACTCTCGCTCCTTATTTGTAATGCGTATTAGAAGTTACAGAGTTAAAATTGCTTGACAGTTGCAGGGCCTAAATACAATTATTTGAACTATGCAACAATAATACATTCCGGTTTCGCAAGGTAATAATGATTCTTGCTGGCTAATAAAAATTCTCGTGTTACTTAAGGAAAGAGACAACACTCCACCCTCGCCCACTGTTACTGGGATTGCCCTTGATGTTATTTAATGAAAGTAAGTATTGCCGTTAATGCTGCTTAAACAACGTGCACCGCCAAGTCGAACTCCTTGTAAATAAGCCCCTCCTGGCTCGGCATCCGGCAGAGCATTTCCGACTCCCAGGTTTCCCGGGAGACCTTGCGCTTGGCGGAGATGGCGTCCTCCACCGGATAAAAGCCATCGGCGTTCTTGGCCCGGCCTGCGCAGTCCTCCCAGAGCTCGCAGGCCTCACAGTCCCGGCCCTCGCACCGCTCCATGACGTCGAAGACGCACCACTTAAAGATTCGGTAGCCGCTCTCCGCGGCCTCAGTGATCACCCGGTTCATCAGGCCGTAGGCTTTGTGCATGGTGCTATAAATCTGCACCGAAGCCCGGATGCCCCGGGCCGACTTGGGGATCAGGAGTGCGGCCTCGTATATGCGATCCTCAAACTCGTCCACCTCGTCCAGCTTGAGCTTCTGGGGATGGGGACCCCGGACGGACTTGGTGGAGGCGGTGAGTATCTGGATGTTGGAGCCGTTGGTGAGATGGGTGCGGGTGCGCAGGGCCTCCCCCTCCACCAGGTGCAGGAAGGGCGGGGTGATGAAGCCCTTGATGTGCTCGTACATGCGGAGGCTCTGCTCACCGGAGCCCCCCAGGATTTTGGTCTCGCAATTTCCCTTGAAGACCGCGTCCAGCCAGGTGACGAGAGCCCCGTTTAAGGTCTTGCCGCCGCTCCGGTTGGCCCAGCAGACGCAGTCCAGAACCTCCTCAAAGAAGCCCGCCGTAATGTATTCCGCCGGCGGGGTGTGCTCCGGGCAGACCCTGGCCCGAGGGATGCGTAACCCCCAGAAGACCTCGATGAAATCCAGCAGCTCTTCCGGGTTGTCGAACCCGCAGGCCCGGTGGTGCTCCACCCATTGGGCGATCTCCCTGGCCGTCAGGCGGTCGGCGGAGTCGGAAACTGCGGTAGCCATCAGCGCCTCGCGGATTTGCGCCTTTGCGGGGACAATCGCACGGTAGCACCACGCGTGCCTAAGCCTTTCGCCTTCCCTCCCAGCCGTCTAAAAGGGATCGGACCTGGCGGGCTTCTACGGGGCAAATATGGGCAAAGGCCGGGTGAATGGTTTAGGTAAGGTGTTTCGGGGTTCGCCCGCATACGGGCTTCTGGCTCATACTTTTTTTGAGGGAATAATAATGAGTTACGCTCATTTTGGGCGATGCCGCTACGCGGTGGGGCCGAAGTGGCGCCTGGGTGGGGGGCGGTGGGAACCGCATTCCGTTTACCAGGGGCAGGTGGGAAACCGACATTTTTGTAAATGTGAGGTCCCATATATGTAATTTGCCTATTTTTTTCAGAAAATTTATTCATCCGGGCAACCGTCGTTGGCGTTGCCGCACTTGGGACAGGTCACTATGGTTCGCACCTCACAAGCCAAAAATCTTGACGCCCTTTTCCCTGGCCTTCTTCATCAGGGCGGCGTATTCCTTCCTGAACTCGGGGTCGCTGAAGGGGTTGCCCTCCTCCAGGCTGATCCGGGTGGGAACGGTGGTGATCAGGCCGGTGTCCTGGTAAATTTTCATGAGCTTTGCCCTGGCTTCGCTGGCTACCCGCAGAAAGCCGATCTTGGAACTTTCGCTTTGGCTGAGGCTGTAATCACGCATGGCCTGCCGGCAAACTTGCTTCCAGAAGGCAATTTCACCCCCTAAAGTTTCACCCTGGTCAAACCCGTCTATCAGTTCTCGGTTAAGCCTTTTGGCGACGTTTAGATCCAGGTACGCCATGCGCTCGGAGATGCCGAAAAACTTAGCAATCTCTCCAACTTTTGCCCCCGTTTCGAACATCTCCCGGACCTTGAGAGCACGCTCCTTGCGGCGAAGGGAAATGGCCTTGATTTTGTTGTCCCCCTGGGGGGTTTCTGAAATCACAGTTTCACTCCGTTCCTTGCCAGCCGGCGAAGAAGTAGCGCAGGGCGTCCAGGGCGTGGTGTCGGCCCTTGCCGGGCTCGTGGGCCGCGTAGCCCTTGAGTTCCTGGATCAGGTTTCGACAGTTGCCGCGGATCAGAAGCCCGGGGAGGCCGTCCGGCCTGACTTTCAGCCAACGCCGCACCAGTTCCTGGCCCACCGCCACGCTGCGCCGGGGCGCCTTGACCCCCACCCCCAGGATTTCGGAGAGCACCGCCCGCTTCTCCGGGTCGGAGGGGTCGGCGAAGGCATCGGTAAGCTGGCCGTAGCCCGCGACCAGGTGCAGCTCCAGGATCGCCTTGCCGTTCTCGGCGGTGGTGCGGTAGCGCTGGTAGTATTCGTCCAGCACCAGAACCCGTTCGCCCTGTTCAATGGGCTGAATCCAGAGGCAGGCGAAGGGGTTCGTGTAGCCGAAGTCAATGCCCAGGTAAAGCTCCTTGTCAGAGCAATAGCCGACCGCGGCCTGGCTCTGGTCCCTGAGTTTCAAGACCACTCCCATGATCCCATTCTCCCAACAGTTACCGCCGAATTGTTTTAAGGCCGGTGCGGGTCAGGGATTTGACATCTCCCAGGATGCTCACCAGCCTTTCGAAGGCTTCCATGTCCTTCTCCAGGTCAAGCAGGGCGGCCAAAAGGGGCTGACACCGCTCCTGGAAATCTTCCAGCCGCTCTATGGCCCTGGAGACCATTAGCCGCAGTTCGATGTAAGGCTGATGCTCGCCGAAGGGTTCCGGGGGAGCCTTTGCCTGGAGTTTGGCCGGGGGGAGCACAACGGCGGGCCTCTCCTGGCCGGAGCCGTTGCCATTTTCGGGTTTCTTGGCGAAAACCAGGAAACTCTTTCCCCGATGTTCGAGGACGCCGTCATTTACCAGGGCTCTCAAGTGCTCCTGGACGGCTGATTTCCCATGATCCCGGTAAAAATGTTCACGGAGCAGCCGGTTGTTGACATATCCCTCTTTTTCAATGACCAGCCCTACCGCGCTCAAGAAATCGCCTGGGTTGATGTCGGGCGCTCGCTTTTTCCTCGCCTTCTTGATCCTTGGGGTTTCCATATCGCATTGCATCACTTCAGGTCTCCCGGTTTCAGGTTCAATTTCGCCATGAACTCCCCTGCCGCCTCTTTCTGGAGCAGGGTCTCCACGAGGTGGTTCAGGGTGCCGTCGGGCAAGATCAGCCGGTTGCCCCTCAACACTTTGAACCCCTCCATCACCGCCAGGGGCGAAAGCCGGGCCAGCTCGGCCCAGCCCTCAAAATCCACCCTGGTCTTCCCCCAGACCTCATCCAGATCCACTTCTTCTCCCGGCCCAGGCGGGGCGGGAGGCGTTATCTTCACCAGGGGCCAGGCCGCAGCCAGACGCAGCAGGGTTCGGTCCTGGGCCGCCAGGGCCGCCCCCTGGAAGTTGTCCGCCGCCCGGTGAATGAGGAGGACCTCAAGCCAGCCCATGCTCCGCCTCCTGGGGGGCAGGTTCGCTGCCGTGCAGGGCCTCCTCATTCATCAGGTGCTCCAGCCCGATCCGGGACAGTTCCAGGACCTTTAGGAAGGCCGCCGCGGAGTTCTTAATTTGGCAGCGCTTCTTGACCCGCACGATCAGCTCAAAGAAGGCGTCGAAGGTGTTCAGATGGGCCAGATACACCGCATCCCCGGCGAAGGCCGCAGCCGTCTCCTTCAGGACCTGCTCGAAGTCGTCAAGCTCCTCGGGCAGAAAAAGGAAGTTGGTCAGCTTGTAGCGCAGGCGTTGCTCCGTGATGGCTGCGAATTGGATGCCCTGGAGGGCCTTCACCGTCTCGGAATCCAGCCCGGCGTAAATGCGGGCCTGGACGCTCTTGATGCTCTCCCACAGGTCTTTCAGGATCACCAGGTCGTCCTGCCCGGCAATGGCATTGTGGGAGAGCTGGATGGCCACCTGCTCGTCGTGGCCCTTTTCGTCCGCCACCACCATCACCAGGACGCTTCCCAATCCGGCCTGCCGGGCCGCCATGACCCGGTGGTTGCCGGAGAGCACCCGGAGCTTCCCGTCCTTCTCCCGGTAGCACAGGGGGAGAGAGGAAAGGTTGCCGTCCTTCCTGACGTTCTCCACCAGCGCCTGGAACTGCTCGGCCTTCATGTAGCGGGCGTTCTTTTCCAGGAGCTTGAGCTCCCCCGGGTCGGCCAGCTCCAGCCGGTAGGGGAAGAGTCCGGCCAGCTTCTCGTTGAGGAGGTTCAGGACTTCTCGAATTTCTTCAGCCATAAGGGGATGACCTCGCTTAAGTCCAGGATGCCCATGTCCGTTTCATAGACCAACTTGCCCGGGTCCCGCCGGGCCAGTTTGTAGATTCCCCGATACTTCATGGACACCGGCTTGTCGGTGAAGACCATGGTGCGGCACTTGGGGAGCTCCAGGAGGAATTTTTCTTCCAGGAGCCGCCTGACCTCCCTGGTCTGGGTCGCCAGGAGCAGGAGCTTGGCCAGGCGGCGGTAACGGCAGGAGTTGACCACGAAGTCGGCCAGGAGGTAGACGTCGCCGCCTCCCTGCATCCGGGAGTAGATAAGAAAGCCGAAGACCTTGCCGTCCACCGCAGCCACCAGGGGGACCTCGCCGTCCGCCGGGATGCCCACCCCCTTGGACAGATAGAGGTCCCGGTAATAGTTCACCACCCGGTTCGTGGTGGGGGTCAGGGTCAGATTGGAGTCCGGCTTGATCTCGTCCGCCTCCCCCAGCCGGGCGAAGGGCACAAACTCGGCGTGGCGCTGCTGCTTCAGCACCCCCAGACGCAGGGCGGACAGGTTGGAGTAAACGTAGACCGGCTTCATCCGGGCCTTACGCACCGCCGCCACCTGGGGGAGGTCCGGCCACACTTTGTCGTCCAGAAAGAGGTAGTGCCGCTGTGTCATCTTTGTGAGGATGGCGGCCTTGCGCTCGGCATCGATGAGACCGTAGCTGGGCCGGTCCCAGTCGAAGATGTCCTCCAGCCGCCGGAACATCCGTTCGTAGCCTCCGGCGTAGGTGGGGAGAAAGGCGATGGCCACCGCGTCCTTTGGCATTTCGTCCAGGAGGTCAAAGATATCCCTGGTCGTGTAAGCTTCCAACCGGACCTCCTTTTTCCTCTCCCGGAGCCGGGAGACGGTGGCCTGGTGGAAGCTCCGGAAGTTGTTCAGGTAGTGGGCCCAATGGCGCTGCTTGAAGAGGTTGTCCGCCTTCTCATACTTCAGGACCTCGAAGAGCACCATGACCGCGGCGGCCTTGGCCTCCACATCGCCCAGGTAAGGGTTGAGCCAGGAGAATTTCTCCTCTCTGACCTCCAGGCGGAAAGCCTGCCCGGCCAGGTAGGCCCCCAGGGCCGAGGAGTACAGGGAGACGTCGTTCCCACGAATCCTGGCCTTGGGGGCGTAGCGGGACAGAACCTGCTCCACCGTGAAGTTGCCGGAGCATCCCACCCAGACCTGCCGGCCCTCGAAGGCCGGGCCGTTGTTGCCCAGCCATTTACGGGTCTCGGCGTTTATCGCCCCGACAAAACCCATTCCACCACCTGTGTCATCCAGGGCATCAGGGCTCCCATGAGCCGCTCCCCCAGGGCGAAACCGACGCCCAGGGTCAGCCCGAACCTGAGGTTGTGCAACAACGTCATGCCTTCCTAGATACTGCCGCCCCGGCCTGCTTCAGGGCCTTCTGCACCAGTCGCATGCCCTCGGCGTCCAGGGCCAGTTCGACCTCACCGACGCCGGCGGAATCCTCAGCGCTGCCGTCGCCGACGGCCAGGCTCATCTCCACCATGCTGTGGTTTGATGAAATGACCAGGCGGGCCGGCTTCAGCTCCTCCTGCTCGCCGGGCCGCCGCACCGCCACGTTGCAGCGGATGTCCGCCGAGTATTTCTCTGCGCTCAACTGAAACATCACGTCCTCCTATGATGAATGTCTACTTCATCCTTGTTTAGGTGTTGTGGTTCCTGTATGATTTACTCGCCTGT